AACCAGTGCATTTTTCTTGATTGATTCTTGCTGAATTGGGGCTGATGAACCCATTTGTTGAAATAAGTCTGCGACTTGTGTAATAGGCCCGGTACTCATAAGTAACCCTTTCTTGTGCCATAAATTGTTTTCCCAAACTTTATGCCACGGGCTATAAAGTACATCCTTTCATTTTGTGCGTGTCACAGACTACGCTTTGTATGTTAAAATATTAAGATTTTAATTTGAAAATGTCAAATAATGAATTTCATCCTTATAAAAAACCTCATACCGTGAAAAAAGTATGAGGTTAAAAGGTGATTGAATGACAGATATAGAATTACAAACATTTTACATGATATTGGCTGTATTCCTGTTTGCACTTTTGATAATTAACGAAATTGATAGAACTTAAAGTTTTGTTCCGTGAATATTTTTCCCTGCTTGTCTTGCAAATTCGGTTGCCTTAGCCTCACCATATTTATTTTTAAAATTCAACATATGTGTTCTGTTTGTTCCTAAATATGGATTTTCCAAAACCTCACCGTTTGACCCACCCTTCATGTTACCACCTACAACAGCAGGAAACCATGACGGTTTTTTACTTTTCATACTTTCAACCCATTTTTCAGGTGAAATACGGTTATAATTTCCAAGGTCAATATAAACATTCCCATTATCATCAACCGTAAAATCTGAAGCATAGCGTTCTAAATCCTCTATAATATCAGGATTCATTTTAGCTTCGGTTGCTGATTTCCTAAGTTCATCAACAACACGGCGTATTCTCATTTGGTTTTCAGTTTGTTCTTTATAAGATTTTAAATTCTCAAAATCAGGCAATAAAGATTCAAGCTGTTCTTTAACTTTGATATATTCGTCAACAGGGACTGAATCATCTTTCTTTTGAGGTTTATTTTTTTCCTCTTCAAGTTTTTGTAAAAGGGCTTTCACCTCACTTGCTTTTCTATCGCCTATCACATCTTTAATAGCTTGTTCAGCCCGTTCTTTATCAGCTTTAATATGGTCAGCCCTACGACGTTCAGCGTCAGCTTCTTCTTTAGGTGTGAAACCATCTAAAACATAGATACCTGTTTCTTTATTGAAAACATAACTGTCTTTTAATGTTTCAGGAATTTCTTCTTCTTTTGAATAACTATAAACAATCTTATTCATGATAGCCCCTTTTTAATGGATGACGTTTAAATATTAGTGTTAATATTTTGACGGGTCAAGACCTGCGTCAATAAAGGATTGTTTTTCAGTTTTAGCTAAACTTTCAAGTGTGATTGATGACCCGTCAGGATTAACAAACTTATCAAGGGTCAAATCCCCCCGTCTAAAGAGTTGTGCTTTTGTTTTACCAAGTACGAACTCTTGAAAATACAACGGTTGACGTTTTAACCAGTCATTATAAGTAATATCAATGTTCAACGTACCCATGTCTTTTTTTAAACGCTCTTTAAGCCATTTATCATATTCTTTCTTTTGACCTCTTGGAACATCAGAACGAGTTTCAGCCGTATCACTGTTTAAAAATTCCCTAACATATACTTGTTCTGTTTGGAGGTTCAAACCCCGTCTTGATGCTTTATCAATATTAACAAGGGGTATAAGTTGCGAACGACATCCGACGTGTAGAGGGGGTTTATACCCTCTTGATTTCGTCTTATCAAAAACTTTGCCATCAAGTGAACGACAGATAGGGGTAGTTCTCGAATCTAAGACAGCAACAAACACCATTTTATCAAAAACATCTTCTTTTTGAATAATGTCATCCCTTATAGCATTTGTAACAAGGTTTGTACTTGATGTTGTCAATCCATTCATATCATCAACAGTAATTTTTGTTACACCACCTGCCCCATCAAGAATAGGGTCACCAACAATTCTATTAGAAATTTCTTTAGCTGTTTCCCCAATAACAGCCCCTGTTGTGACAGCATCAGCAAGACGGGATATGTCATTTACTTTTGACTGGTCAAGAAAAGTGTTAAGGTCTTTTCCCTTGAATGTCACAACATCAACCAAGTTTTCAGCCTCTTTAGCTGTAAACCCTGTTCTTGTTGCTGTCACAGTAATATCAGAAACACCGTTTTCGTCAGGTGTTGAAACCTTAACGCCTGGGATAGTAAAAGGTAGAACAGTTGCAAGGCTTTTATAAAAACTTTCTCGTTCGGACACAGCAAGGTCTTTTAAATCACTCTTGAACAGTGCAAAAATAAGAACCCATGCGTTGTTTCTGTTTTCAGAAACTGAAGATAAAACAGCATCTAATTTCTCTTTATCTTTCTTATTATTAACACCATTCCAATCATAGAATTTTGAAAGCAATATATCTTGTATTGAACTGTCTGAATCTTTTAAAACTCTTTTTATTTTTTCTGATAAAGTTTTACCATACCGAATAATTCCGATTTGACGGCGTGTCATTGCATCAAAAAGTTTATCCTGTAATCCTAACGGTTTTAAGTAATCTTGTGGTTGCTCTTTAAAAGCATCAAACGAAATAACGCCCTTTCTATTGGCAATGGTCAGACCAACAGAAAGAGTTGAAAGAGTATAAGCCGTTTTCTTTTTCAAATCAACATCATCAGGAACACGAACTTCAAAGCGTTGATTTTCAGGAACATCATCTTTAATTCTATAAAAGGTTAAATCTTTTTTCATGACTTTAATTTGTGACTCAATAGGTCTTTTATCCCCTATGAAACCTTGAAGGTCATCAATTTTTAGATACAGCGTTTTCATTTTTACGTTTCACTTTCTCTTTTGGCTGTGTTGGAGATTGCCCCTGTTGTTGCCACTGTTGTTGCCCCTGTTCACCAATCCCACCGTCAAGAGGGTTACCATAACCAGAATCCAACATCATTTGTTCTTTATCACCATCAATTAAACCTATTTCATCATCAGGTGACGTTTCAATAATCCCTTTTCGATTAAGATAAGTAAAATATGAATCACGGCTAAGACCGCCCGATTGAACAGTTGTCCACAATTTTAAAACTTGGTCAGGAACGATTTCATTTTCAGAAAAATCAGTGTTAGGAACAATTTCTATTTCAACGTCTTTTTTTCCTAACCATTCACAACAAATAGAAAGAATAACTTTTAAACACTCAGCAGAACTGTTAGCGACTTGATGAAGGGCTGACATTGATGCTGATAAAAATAATGAAATTCCTTCTGCACTTTGTTTAGCAGGGGTATTCATGAATTGACCTGCGTCATGTAAAGCTTGTGTTTTGAGATTATCAAGGGCGATACGTTGTTCTTCTAACCCTACACCCGTCACCCCTACATATTCAGCACGACCATCAGCAGGGGCTTCTATAATAGCACCTGCACCGATTTCCATACCTGATTCAGGTCTTGGAATACCAAAAGTGAAAAGTGTATCCTGGGATTGCCTATGCAAATCTTGTCTATAATCAGCGTCACCCCTATAAATAGCGAAACATAGATTAGCAAGACCGACTAACGGGGGGCGTTGAACATCAGGTTTCAAATCCTTAACATTACAAAAAACAAAAGGGATTCTGTTCAGCGTGCCTGATTGTGTGGACAAGGCAACCATACCAGACAGGTCATAATTATTATCTTGGAAAACACCGTTATGATAAACACCATTTATCATTTCTAAAACCCTGTGTTGGGTTAAAGAAACCCATTCACCTGATTCGTTGACCTTGCTACCTGATTCGTCAATGATAACGAACTGAAAAGATGGAATTTTAGCATTTGTAACATCAACATTAACTGTATCGGAAATTCCCCAATTTTTAACTTTGTTAGGGGGGTAAATGACAATATATGGCCTAGCACCGCCCTTTTCATCTTTTCTTACGTCAACACCTACACACGCCCTCCCATATCTTAAAAGATAATGTGTAATTTCTTCTAAAACTTTTTGCAAACTTTCACCATAAAAAGTTGCGTCATTTTTCATGAAAGAAATTATATCAGGTAAAGTAATTTTAGCCTTTTCCCTATGTAAAGCCCCTTGAAAAGATTCAACAGCTTTATAAAAGAAATCAGGAAAAACAGCCCTTTCAAGATACATTAAATAGTAATCTTTATCCGACTTCATTGTAACCGTTTTAGGTAAATAAATATCTTGATTAGATTTTACAACTTGTTCACCCTCATACGCATGGTAAAGACGTGTCCAAGTTGGATTCATTTTATCGTATTCAGGATTCAAAGCCGTTAATCTCATTTTAATAATATCCTCTTACTCTAGATGCTTTTGTTTCTCTAACGACATCTAACCATTTGTAACGGGCAACATCAGCAGGATGGTCTTCACCGTTTGTGTCAACGTCATCAATTTTTATTTTATCCATTTCAAGTAAAGGTAATGTAGAAATCATTCCTTTACAATCTGAAAAGACGTAAAAGGCAGGTTTTTCGCATACCAGACCTTTTTCTGTTGGATGGGCGTTATAAAGGGCTTGCCTTAAAAGACTCCATCCTAATTTTCTAGTGTTAGGGGCTTTATTTGCCCTTGTCCACGATACTTTTTCCTTAGCCATTGTTTCAGCAATAGAAGGTACATCACTTCTTGTATCATCCCAAATTTGAGTGTCAGCAGGTCCAGGATTTATTCGCATAGTAGGATGTAAAAGACGTTTACGAATAAGAATTTCACGTTCCTTTATCCCTTGTGCTATTTCAGTGGGATTGAGGGAATCACCAAAACGATTTTTAACGCTCTTGTTTGTACCAATCGCCCCCGTTCCATACCACTCAGAAATTAAAATAATACTACCCTTAACAGGACAAAAGATTTTACCATTTGGCAACACGGCCTCCGTTCCATCAGCCCTTGCAAACCAACCTACATAAAACGGGTGAGTTGACCCCCAATCAAAACCCCTGTCAACATACCAAGACGGGGGTATTCTAAACGGTGTCAGACAGTGGACATCTTTATCCCATACGGCCGAGAACATCCCACCGCCAGAATAACCCCATTTACCTTCTATCCATGCTTTATACCTTGCTTTATTCCCCTTGCATTCTTCTTTCATTCTTGCGACGTATTTAATATCTAAGAAACCACCATTCTTTCTTAAATTTTCCTTCCAAGTACCACCGATAGAAACCCTTGAAAGTTCTACTTTTTCACCGTCAGCTTCTACAGTATCACGGTAAACAATCCCATCTTCTGACCCATCAATAAAACGACGCTGAACCCATATAGCACCACTACCCCACGGGTTACAGGTGCTTAATGTTTCAAGAGGTATATCAGGTAAGATTTTCCCATTCGGTGTACTGTAAACAACATTACCGTATTGGTCTAAAAGCTCATTCCCTTTTCTGTCCTCTTTAATAGGGGTGTCAAGTTCAGGCGTGAAAGATGACCTTCGAATAGAGAAAGACAGTTTATATAAATCATCAGTGTAATGTTTTGTAATCTCATTATAACCGATAAAACAGTATTCTTTACCGTGCATCTTGCGTTCATAATCTTTTTCGTCTTTAGCGTAAACAAAATGTAATTCCTCACCTGAAGGCCAAATCCATTTTAAAAGATGGGTTGATTCAAGAAATCGTGGACGTTGACCAATGTAAGGAAAAAACCTTTTAGATTGTGAAATAATGTCTGAAAATGATGAAAATTCAACGTCAAATATAACACCCTTCCAAAAATTACCGTATCCAACACCTACATTTTTTCTGAATCTCATTAATTGGGTGATAGTTTTACCATAACCCCTTGTTCCGTGTAGCAATATTTCATCAGCGGCCACATTATAAGCAAAATACTGACTGGATAAAATACCCCTGTCATACCCTACAGGTTGCCACATTAATTTCTTTTCTTTTTTAACGTCCTGTAATCGCATAATTCATAACCAATAATTCGGTTGCAGAGGTGTTCTCACCTTTTTCACAGGTATAGTTTATAGGAAATTCAACAATGTTAAATTCTTTAAAGATTTCCCTAACAACAGTATGACCATTAATTGAAAGGGCGGTTTTACCCTTTTGTGACCTCATAAAATCAGCAATATAATCATACTCTTTAAAGAGGGGTGTTTTATATTGCTGATTTGACGTTTCATAATAAGGGGGGTCAAGATAGAACAATGTTTGTTCAGCGTCATACGTTTTTAATATGCGTTTAAAACAGACATTTTCAATGCTAACTTTATCAAGTTCGGTTGAAATACGTCGTATGTTTTTAATTTTACCATCTACAGAAATATTACCTCTAGTGTGACCAAATGTAGCAAATGAACACATATCACCTGTAAACGAACCTGTCACAATGATGTAAAACCTTAAAGCCCTATCAAGTGAATTGAGTTCTTCAATGTTTTGGGTTTTCAGATAATTAAAATCATCTCTAGAATGAGGATATAGGAAAAGGCGTTCACAAAATTCATCAGCCTGTTCACGAACCACACGATAAAAATTAGCTATATCGCTGTTCAAATCATTTAAACATTCAACTTTTGACCGTTGTTTTGCGAAAAACACAGCACCAGAACCAAAAAAAGGTTCAACGTAACAATCATGTTTTGGAAAATGTGAAATTATTTTTGGGGCTAGTTTTGATTTACCTCCACGCCATTTAAAAGCACCTGTAAAACTCATTCGGGTTCTTCCATTCTTTTTTTAAGGTTCTTTTGACTTTCTTGCATAAGCTGTTCAAAATTTTCAGGCTGATGATAAACGTGTATAACACCGCCCATATCGTCTTCTTTTTCTTTCGCTTTCAAAAGTTGTTTTCTAAGTTCCTCAACTTCCCTTTTTAATGTTGCGTTTTGTGTTTTCAGTTCGTTAATATTCAACGCATTAATAACAGCCTTATGCCCTGTTTCAGTAAGTTTAGAGGCGGCCTCCATCTTAATACGTTCGCCAATCATATACTGTTCCTCATCATAGATAAAACCTTCGATATTCGCACCATAATTTTTTTTCAAAATGTCTGTTAAATGCGTTTGACCCTCTACAGCCCCTAAAGCCTGATTATTCAAAAAGGTTTTTAAAAGTTCTGATTTTAAAGCCTTGTTACGCCTGATTTCAGCGTTCAGGCCGTCCATTGAAAAGTTAGCATCCGAACCAAGTGCCACCGACAAAGCACGATATAATTTAGATTGGGAGGTGACATAGATATTTTCTCTAGCCACTTGTTTTGCTTTCCTGATAACTCGTTCTGTTATTTTTGTATTTTCTGGAGGCATAATTCACTGATTTTATATGATGAACATATAAAAACTGTACACATAAAAAGAAACCCCGTCAACTATGACAGGGTTTAAAAATTTTAAATGAAATAATTGTACTCTTTACACAACTGGTCTAAAGGTGTGTGATAACCGTAAATAAGGTTCGAACCTTTCCAGTTTGTTAAATCAGGGTCATCAATATCCATAAAATTACTAGTCTTATGAATTGTCACAACCTGTAAATATTTATAAAAACTATCGTTTTTAAAGAAAAGATAAACACTTGTTTGTTCAGGTTTAAATTCAGACATAGGTTTTAAATTGAGTTCTAATTTCATATTAACACCCTTCATCTGTTTCACGTCTAAATTCACCATCCCTTTCTTTTCGCTCACCATCAGATAAATAAACCGCCTCATTCTCTATAGGGTCAAGTTCATTCATGAAATCAGCCAAGTGTTCCATATTTTTAAAGCACCAGTTAAATTGCTGTTCCAGTTTAATAGCAAGAACCTGTTCAAATGTTCTACCTTGTTCAAGATGTGCATGATAGAAAACAGGGGTATCGGGGTAATGAAAAA